AAAACCAGTGAACGAAGAATCACGTGGCAGCCGCAGTAGAAATATCAGTGCTATCTACATTGAAAACGCTGATGGTGAACGCTACAAGATGCCAACCAACAACCTAGCAGGCGGTCGTGCTATGTTGCGTCATGTTAAAGAAGGTGGCACACCACATGATGAATTTGGACAGCACATTCAAGAACAAACTGTAGAATTGAAAAAACTCAAAGAGTTTGCCAACTACAGCAAGCGCAACAACTTGGTCAACGAAGATACAGCAGAAATTGTGGAAGCAGTCTCTAACCGCATTTCCAGTATCAGAGAAACAATCAACAAACTCAAAGGCGTTAAAGCATACAATGAAGCCAAAGACGCATTTGAGAGCAGAGAAGTAAAGATCAATGAAACAGATCGTACAAAACTTCGCAATCAGTTTACAGTGCGTACATTCGACGAAAGTTTGGATGATGCACTGCCTTATGTGAATGCACTTGTTAAAGAAATGAAAGCAATTCGTGAAGCAGATGCATTTGCAAAAGAGACATTGGATGACCTAGTCAACACCATTGCCAAGATGGACAGTGTGAGACTGCGCAAAGGTATCGATGTCAAAAGCGATCCTGAGAACCCAATGGTGAGCAAGAATGTTCAGGGTGCTCCTATTCAAACACAAATTGGTGCTGTGATGGAATATCTAAGCACAGTGATTGATGGTGGCAAAGATCAGGATCAACTAGCAGTTTTACTTGCAAGATTCAATGATGTGGTTGACAATGTTAAAGATGGTGCTATGCTTAAACAAGCAGTAAATGCTATCAAAACATTGATGCCTAAATTATCAGCGAAAGCAAGTGAAAATGTTATGCAAGCTCAAGACTATGAACAAACATTCGAAAGCGCATTTGACAAATACGAATTCGATAAACTTTTTAGTTGACAAGCTCTGTATAACATCGTATACTGTGACAATATAAGTTGTCACTAAGGCAAACTTAGGCAAACAAACATAGGCATATATAGGAGAAAAAACTATGGCAACATTGGCAGAAATTCGTGCAAAACTACAAGAACAAGAGAATCGCGGTGGCGGTTCGGGCAGTACAGGTGGCGATAACGCTATCTTCCCATTTTGGAATATCCCAGAAAATTCAACAAGTGTGATTCGCTTCTTACCAGATGGTGATGCGAGCAACACTTACTGTTTGCGTGAACGTCAAATGATTCGTTTGGAATTTGCTGGAGTTAAAGGACAACCAGACAGTCGCAAGGTCACAGTAAATGTACCTTGTAATGAAATGTGGGGTCCAGTTGGCAGTTGTCCAGTTCTTGCAGAAGTACGCAATTGGTTTAAAGACCCAGCACTAGAAGATATGGGTCGCAAGTATTGGAAAAAGCGCAGTTATGTGTTTCAGGGTTTTGTTGTAGAAAGCAGTCTACAAGAAGAAACTCCAGAAAATCCAATTCGTCGTTTTATTATTAATCCAAGCATCTTTAATATTATCAAAGGTGCATTAATGGACAGTGATTTTGTTGAACTACCAACAGACATTGAACAGGGTACAGACTTCCGTCTTACCAAAACAACCAAAGGTCAATATGCAGATTACTCAACATCAAGTTGGGCACGTCGCGAACGTAGTTTGGATACAAACGAACGTGCGGCAATCGAGCAGTATGGTTTGTATAATCTAAATGATTATCTTCCTAAACAGCCTAGTGAAGCTGAATTGGCTATTATTGGTCAAATGTTTGAAGCAAGTGTAGATGGACAAATGTATGATCCAGAACTTTGGGGCAACTTCTATCGTCCAAGCGGTGTACAAATTGATACATCAAACAGTGCGCCAAACACAGGCAGTGTTGCACCAGCAGCCAGTCCTGCACCGCAGTCTCAGGCTGCACCTGCTCCAACTCCTGTAGCTGAAGCAGCGCCTGTTGCAACTCCTGAACCACAGCAAGAACAAGTTGCACAATCAGTGGCAGCAACAGCACCTGCAAGTGCTGATGGTGAAAAGCCCAGTGCGCAGGATATTTTGGCTGCAATTCGCAATCGCAACAACGGCTAATACAGCAACAGGTAGGCGGCAATAGTCGCCTACTCTAGTCTTGGAGATAATAATGGCAAAACCTTTTGACGTAAGTAAATTCCGCAAAAGTATTACTAAGAGCGTACCTGGGCTCAGTAGCGGATTTAGAGATCCTGACACATGGATCTCAACAGGTAATTACACACTAAACAAATTGATCAGCGGTGATTTCAACAAAGGTGTACCTTTAGGCAAAGTCACAGTGTTTGCAGGAGAAAGTGGCGCTGGCAAAAGTTTTATTTGCAGTGGCAACTTGATCAGAGAAGCACAAAAGCAAGGTATCTTTTGTGTTCTCATTGACAGTGAAAACGCATTGGACGAAGCATGGCTCAAAGCATTGGATGTTGACACCAGCGAAGATAAACTGCTCAAACTCAACGTAGCAATGATTGATGAAGTTGCAAAGATTATCAGCGAATTTATGAAAGACTACAAAGCACAGTTCGCTGACAAAGAAGAAGAAGATCGTCCAAAAGTACTGTTTGTGATTGACAGTTTGGGCATGATGCTAACACCCACTGATATTGATCAGTTCCAAAAGGGTGATATGAAAGGTGACTTGGGACGCAAACCCAAAGCACTCACAGCACTGGTTCGCAACTGTGTAAACATGTTTGGTGATTACAATGTTGGATTGGTAGCAACCAACCACACATATGCTTCACAAGATATGTTTGACCCAGATGATAAGATTTCAGGTGGCCAAGGCTTTATCTATGCATCAAGTATTGTTGTTGCTATGCGCAAACTCAAACTCAAAGAGGATGAAGAAGGCAACAAGATCAGCGAAGTACGTGGTATCAGAGCTGCATGTAAAGTAATGAAAACACGTTTTGCTAAACCTTTTGAAAGTGTACAGATTAAAATTCCATATGAAACAGGCATGAATCCCTACAGTGGATTTGTTGACTTGTGTGAAAAAATTGAATTACTCAAGAAGACTGGTAATCGTTTGGAATATGTAAGCCCTGTGACAGGCGAAGTTCTTACACAATTCCGCAAAGCATGGGAACGCAATGATGATGGGTGTCTAGATCTCATTATGAGCGAGTGGGGACAAAAAGACCTTCCGGAGGTAAATATCGAGAACGAAAATATCGAACAAGATATCTTACCTGAGGAAGAAGCAGCCTATGAAAATGAATGACAACGAAATAGCCACGTATGTAGATATGTGGCTATCTATGAAACCTTACATTGCCGCTAAAGATCGTGAAATCGCATGCGAAAAGTTTCTAGCAGTAGTAAACGAAGGCATTTGTGATTTGAGCGAAGTTGGTGATGAATGGTTTGGTTTTGATTCAACACTTGACAGAGTTCTCAGAGACAGTTATTATGAAGATGCATATGACGACATTGATGAGGACTCAGATGAATATGATGATTGGTAAATGAGCTGGTTTAGTGAAATACGCAAAGACATAGCTAACATTGTTCCTGCAATTGATTACTTTGAAAAAGAACTTGCTGAAGCAAGACTGGACACCAGCCTCAAAGGCAGTGTAGAAAAAAACAGTCGAGACATGCCTGGTATAGTTGAACATCGTTTTAATCAATTGCAGGAAATTGAAGCTATACTAGAGTATCTCAATATTGAGATGCGCAAAATTCGCAACAAACACTATCGCAAATATCTAGAAGGATACAACAAAGCATTGAGCAGTCGAGATGCTGAGCGTTATGCCGACGGCGAACAAGAAGTGATTGATCAGCAACACATCATCAATGAAGTTGCATTGGTGCGCAACAAATACATGGGACTGGTAAAAGCATTGGATGCCAAACAGTTTCAAATCAACAATGTAGTGAAACTACGTGCCGCAGGACTAGAGGATGTGAGTCTATGAGAATAGTTTTTTGTTTGCCTGGCAACAGCTACAGCGGAGAATTTCTAGAAAACTTTATGACTGTGTGGACTTGGTGTTTGCAAAATGGACACCAACCTATTATGAGTCAAAACTACAGTAGCATGGTTAACTTTGCTCGTTGCAAAGTAGCAGGTGCAGATGTGAAAAAAGGTCCCAATCAAAAACCTTTTGGTGACATGCACTATGACTATATGATGTGGATTGACAGCGACATTGTTTTCACTGTAGAACATTTTACCAAATTGTTGAGCATGGATTGCGATGTTGCCAGCGGATGGTACAGTCAACCAGGAGGCACAACTCCTGTTGTGGAAAACATGCAGGATCAACACTTTGTAGAAAACGGCTACTACAACTTTATCACCACAGACGACATGAGCAAACGCAAATTTGCTTTTCGTGCAGACTACATTGGTTTTGGATGGGTATTGGTAAAACGTGGTGTGTTTGAACGCATGCAATATCCATGGTTTGCTCCACGAAAAATCAAAGTGGGAGACTACTATGAAATGTGCAGTGAAGATGTTGCATGGTGTTTGGATGCCAAACAGTTGGGTATTGACATATATGTAGATCCACAAGTTCGTGTGGGTCACGAAAAAATACAAATAATTTAAAAAAAGTTGCACAAAAAGGTTGACAAAACCAAGAAGTCTTGCTATATTGTATATGTAAGTTGAGAAAGACGGAGTGATGCAATGTTTAGAATCCCTAGTTTTTACAAGTTTGAAACTACTTTTGAGGATGCTCAAAAAGTAATGACCACATACGGACGTGGAGACATGCTGGAAGGCATGATGGCAATGGATCGTGTTTGGGAAGAACATGCTAGTGGTTCTCCACGTTTTGAAGATGACAGCGACTTCTACGAATACTATGAAGCAGAAGTTAATGCTTACAACACAATTTACTCAACTATGAAACCCTTGTTTGCGTAAGGAGAAGGTTATGGAAAAGGCTCTTGTAGATTACATCATGGCTCAACGTGCTGAGGCTGAAGAATTCAGCAAGCAGCCTGGCTGTTGGATGGGCTCAATGCCTCATCCTGACGAAACCGAGTACTGGAACCAGCGTGTTCCCAGTGGCACACTTGCAGAGTTCAATCGCATTGAACTTGAAGAAAGTGCGTATTATCTCACTGCTGATCGTATCAGCAAGAGCTATGCTCGTAGCTTGGACTTCCATAACTGGACAGACCAGCGCATTGAACGCCACATTGAAAACATCTGTAAAGAGGAGGCTGCATAATGACAGACACAGTAAACTATGATCAACGCCACGGTGGACCTTATGATCGTGGAGGTGCTGACAGCTACTATCGTCGTGGTTATAATCCACACTATTACACTGGTGCTAGCATGCAAAGTGAGCGCATTCCATTGGAACTCATGACGGCTGCTGAAATCACTGCCTATACCAAAGGCTACAATGACAATGAAGAAGCAGGTGACTTCAAAGATTGGGGATAATCTTTTTTTGAAAAAAGACGTTTTTTTGGTTGACATCAAGACGTCTTGAGTGTACAGTGTATATGTAAGTTGAGAAAACAGGAGTGAGAAATGGCTTATATGAACCAAGAGAAGAAAAAGGCACTTGCACCAGGTATCAAAGCAGTGCTGAAAAAATATGGCTACAAAGGTTCAATTGCAGTTAACAATCACAGCACACTGGTTGTAAACATCAAAGAGGGTGTTGCTGATTTCATTGGTATGGCAAACGAAAAGAATCGTGAGATTGCTGAACGCCGCAATCAACGTTATTATCCTAATGACGGATATGTTCAAGTTAACATTTACTATCCTGAACACTACGGCGAAGCACAAGAGTTCTTAGAAGAACTTATTGCCGCAATGAAAGGCACTGGCTGGTATAACAATACCAATGCACAGATTGACTATTTTGATATTGCTTACTACTTGGATATCAATGTTGGTCAGTGGAACAAACCTTATGTATGTACAGCAAAAGAAATGGAGACTGTGTAATGAATATAGACTTTACTAAAATTGAAAATGTAATTGTTCAAGACATTGA